TTACGGTACATAATACAAATCATCTCCTTTTGAATCTTCTATTTCCCCATTCCAGTCTTTCAGAAAGTAAAAGAACTTTATTCTTTCTAATAATGATGGATGGTCAGAAGTAGAGTCTGTTTCATTATCTTTTGCACCTCCATACACATAAATTTTTTCAAATGCAGATATAGCAGAATCAACATTTCCAAAATACTTCATAAAACAAAATGCTAAATAATCAGATTCGTATTCCTGTTCTCTACTATATCTATACCCATACATTTCAGTGTATCCATCTGCGATGTTATCAATTCCTCTGATTGTATTCATATAACTATCAGAAAAATCATCATTATTGTTATATCTTACTTGTGATGCAGCATACATGTATCCAGCAGCAAAAGCAGCCTCAGATATTCCAGCTATTATATCGTTTTTCCTTTTTGTTTTTAAATTTGAGTACATTCCAATTTCAATATGCTTCATTAAAAAATGTGCATATTCATGTGCCATTACAAAAACAATTTCTTCAGGAGTTAATATTTCTGCCAATTTTTTACCTAAATAAAAAGAGCCATTTACACTTACAGAAGCGTTAAATTCATCGCTTACAAGAAATTTATTTTCTATTTTGTCAGTTCCAAAAAGACTAAACTTTACAAAATCAAATATATGGTCAAGTTCTTTGCTATTATGATAGTTTCTTTCTATTATATCATACTTTAGCATGTATGAATCAATTTTTTCCTTTGTTTTTCTTTTTAGTTTTGAATTGCTGTTTTCATATTTTCTTAAACCCTTATTGCTGTTTTTAACATAGGACCAAAAATCTTTTTGATTTGAGAAATTTCCATTATAAGCATTTATATTTATATCATAAGCCATTTTCCCAAAATAAGAAATTTCATCTTCGCTTAACTTTTCAATTTGTCCAATTGATTTTATAGGGAATAATATAATAATTAAAAACAATGTTATGATTCTCATATTTCTACAACCTTAAACTACCGACAACTAAATTATAAGAACGAATATCCTCTTTAGGAATTGAGAAATCTGGAAACTCGGGATTGTAAGAACGGCATGTTATGCAGTCTCCATTGTCGTATATTCTCTTAATTACTACTCCCTGGGTTGTGTCAAGCACGTGCACCCTACCCCATTGAAGGAACCGCTTTTCGTTTACTTTTAAACATGCCACTTCATCACCGGCAAAGTATTCAGGCTCCATGCTTCTTCCTACTATACGTATTGTAAAATCATACTTAGGGAAAGCACTGATAACCGGAACTTCTTCACACTGATATTCTGTTACTCCTTCTATTGTCTCGGTCAAAGTTCCGGCAGCTGCATCGTATGGTATACGTGGGCGAGTATCGCTTTTCTCTTCTTTCTTTTTCAATGAAGATGTACATGATAAATCTTCGTTTAACATACTTCCTTCACCATATAAAAGCCATTCTCGATTTAGTTCAGGAAATACAGTCAGAACATTGTTCAACTTCTCCTGCCCATACCCTTTTCTCATAGAAGTCACATATCCGCTGGATAATTTACATAATTCTTCAAACTCTTTCATTTTTAAGCCTTTATGCTTAACAAATTGAATAGTTCTCTCCTTTATACCGTTACTCATATACAATGTTTAAAATAGTTAATTCAGAGCATTTATCAGAGCGTTTCTTTGTTTTTTCAGAACAATGTTCTAAATTTGCACCAAGTAAGAAAGTAGGTAGGTAACAAGATGCAAATAAAAAAGAAGCGGCTACATAGTAGACACTTACACAATCTCTTAATACAAAGATAGCAATTTCTTTTCTGTTTGCATCAGTAAACTATAAAAAAATGGATAGAGTAACAGTAGAAGATATTAAAAAAATAGAGCCTGGCACATCAATGAGCTGGACGCTTCCTCCGAACAAATGTCTGTCTGCAAAGAATCTTGCATACGAATGTTCATTCAGGAGAGTAAACCCACGTGTAATGAAATACAAGGTATCCCTGAACAGAAAGGAATCTAAGATAACCATAACTGCAATACCATTAAAAACTGAATAATATGATGAACAGAATTTCTAAATCATGCCTGATACTGGTTGTAGCGGCATTATCAGTATTTATCCTGTCCAACCACAAGGACTATTCATCCGAAATAGTAGAAGGAATCAGCGACAGCGCACTTGAATCAATACGCTGCAAAATCGGCCATGATGCCGGAAACGCGGAGATTGCCAGAGAATACCTTAACAATAAATCATTTTACGATGCTCAATGAGACAGCAATATTCCTTGCCATGAATGACAAGACTTTCGGCCTTCGCGAATCCGCATCCATTGTAGGAGGAATGAAAAGGCTTTCGATGCTTCTTGATTCAGGCAAGATAAGATACAGCAAGAAGAGCGAAAAGCAGAATGCCAAGCTATTCTGCAACGCATGGGACGTTCTTAAGCACGCATCAATAGAACGTGCAAGAGCAGGACGGCCAAGAACAGACGCCTGTTAGTTCAACGGATAGAACGGAAGTTTCCTAAACTTCAGATCCGGGTTCGATTCCCGGACCGGTGACTATAAAAAACGGTCTTTGACATTCTTGACATAAAAATGTGTACCAATAAAGAAATGTTGCTTAGCGGAAACGCGGTAATGGCATCCGGGCTTTTTGGTACATTAACAAGTCCAATTTGCTTTAGATTATAAAAAATGGCTGGGTATGTCCCTTAAAGACAAGGTAACGCTTGCGGCACCCCTTGTGGTAAGATTCCACCGGAGAAATCCGTGACAGGTTTAAGCCTTCGAAGGGGACAGCTATTTTAAAAATAAATGTTATGAATGAAATGAAAAAGTACACAGGTACAAAAGAAGTTTCCGCTAAACCAATGAGTTTAGGCGAGTTTAGAAAATATTCTGGAAGAGATCCTTATCAAAACTCTGAAGATCCAGGTGATTACTATATGGGTTATCTGGTAAAATACGAGGATGGATACGAATCATGGTCTCCGAAACATGTGTTTGAAAAGGCGTATAATTGCACAGATACATACATTGACCGCCTTCGTCTTGAATACAAGACTGAAAATGACAAACTTGTAAAACTTTCCAATTTTATCAAGTCCGAAAAGTTTAATGAACTTCCGGAATCAAAGAAAAAGAAGCTCTATATTCAAGAGAAAATAATGAGGGATTTTGTTTATATTCTTCAAGATAGAATCTACGAAGAATGCCCTCCGACAAATGAATGTGGATGCACATGTGGATGCAATAGTGCACAAAGCTGTGAATCATCAGATTGATTACAATATACTTGTTTAAGTTATACTTAATCTGAATACAGATATTTGTCCATAGTATGAGTGTTTTTCATATTAGATTTAGTTTTGGTTTGATAATACATTCACTCCTGTGAAGGCCTGAATGTATTTCAATACCGGACCGTTAGCTCAGTCGGTCAGAGCAGCAGACTCATAATCTGAAGGTCCACGGTTCAAGCCCGTGACGGTCCACGTTCGTGAGAATAATTAATTCCGTTTTATCTATTCACAACTTGGCAGAGCCTGTATTTCAATGGTAGAATAACGGTTTTTCCGTAGATAAGAGTTCGATTCTCTTCGGGCTTTCTAAAGCTTTTTTATTATTAAAAACTAAACCAAGGGAGCCGTACACCCTATAAGCGTAGCCAATCCAAGGCAGCGGAGGTAGGCTGATTTTCCGAAGGGGTCCACCGAAAGGTGAACGGGTTCGAGTCCTGTATCAGCCACATCGAAAGCATTTTTTTATGAATTGCGTATGAATACGCCAGGGCACTTGATTGTCGTATGCGTTGGGAATGCGTTGGGAATGCGTTACGGTTGATGCGTGTCTGAGTATGTCAGGCGGCGGCTGCGAAAGCAGTGTGCACCGTGGAAAAGATGGCAAACACACCGTGCAAGACGTCCCGCAAGACGTCCCGCAAGATGACGGCAAAAGACAGTGTCTGCGAGCTAGTAAATACGCGCTCATTAAAAAAATGACAGAGAGAAATCAATAGCGGATTATTTTTTTTAAATGCGTCCGCTAAATGGGATTGCTGTACACTTTCGCCAAAAATACTTAGCAAATGCTAGCAATTGCTACCATTTGCAAGCTTTTGCCAGATTTGCTAGAAGTTGCTTTCATTTGATAGCATTCTATTAAAGTTTGAATAAGACAAGTCAGATTAAAATTAAAATAATCATCTGATTTACATTCAGTTAAGAAATAGTTTTAGCAAACGTAGCAAATGCTAGCAATTGCTACAGATAATGATATATAATATATATGAGTGTATATTATTATCCCCTTTATATTCCCCTTAGAAATTTCAGCTTGTCAGGATTTACCTGACAGGCTTTTTTTATAACCAAAATTCAGTCTTATGGAAGAAAAAGAAAAAACAATTCTGCTTTTCGGAAGCTCCTCAAAAGGAGATCTTGTAATTGTTCAGAGACCGGAGGAAAATAATTCCTACCTCAATGAAAAGATTCTGATTCTTGACGAATCACAGCAAAACCAGTTAAGGAACTATCTAAACCAAAAAATTAAATCAAATGAGTAACGTAGCATTGAAATTAAGTGAATTCCAGAAGTACAATGCAGAGAACATTCTGGATTGCGAAGCGGTAATGGAAAAAGTCGTGGAGGTGTACAACCTGATGCACGGAGAAGGCGGTGAAGCTTTCTTCGAACGGGAAAGACAGAACTTTCAGAAGATTATCTCAGAAAGCATCTACCTTAAAAAGTGCACGGCATTTTCGATTTATACCAGCATCATCGACCTGTCTGTGTATAATCTGTCAGTAGAACCCGGAGCACAGGCAACTGCATACCTGATTCCGCGAAATGTGAATATCGGAAAGGGTTCTGACGGTAAGGACGCCTACGAGACACGATGCACCCTGAAGATTTCCGGTTACGGTGAACTTGTCATACGCGCGTCTGCCGGTCAGATTCTATATGCTGACAATCCGATCGTTGTATATGACAATGACGAATTTTCCTGCTCGGTCAGCGGAGAGAAGAAAAGCGTTGAGTACAAGTGCAACCTTCCTCACAAGGGGCATCAGGTAATAGGGTGCTTCATCCGCATAGTACGCAGTGACCGTTCCGTAGATTATTCCTGGCTCCTTGAAGAAGAGATTGAACGTCTTAAGGGTTACTCTTCCAAAGCAAACAAAAAATGGAATGAGAGGGAAAGAAGATACGAATGCAAGGCTAATGAGCTTTACACTTCGAATGACGGAAGTATAGATACCGGTTTCCTCATTGCCAAGACAATCAAGCACGCTTTCAAGACTTATCCCAAGATTAAGGTCGGAAAGAGCACGGTATTGCAGTCTGAGGATCCGGAACCTGAAAAGACGGAAGATATATACGGAGTTCAGGCAGATTCAGTACCATCAGAGAATGAACGTCCTTTCGGACCTCCGGTAAACGATATGGCTAAGGGGGTTACGATTGACAATTCATCGAATCCTGACAGTCCTTTCTAATGTGTAACAAAAAAATAAATCTATATGGAAAATCAAATTATCAAGCAGCAGAATGATATAGTAGAAGTTGCAAGAATCGCACCTGACGCTATAGAAAGGAATCAGGTTTCCTGCCAGGCGTGCGTGGAATACGGTAAAAAACTTCTGTCAATTGCAGAAGGAGGTATGAATGATGAAATAGACAAACAACTTGAGGACTATATCAAGAAATCAAGAGTTACGATTACTGCAATGAATGACAGACGAAAACCTGTAACACAGCTCTTCGATCAGATACGTTCCGGATTCACCCAGCTCGAAACGATGATAGATCCGAAGGTTGCCGGAACACCGGCCAACAAGGCACAGAAGCTGCGTGACCAGTACGCAAGAAAGAAATACGAGGAAGAGGAAAGAAGAAGAAGGGAAGCCGAAAGGATGGCCCAGATTGAGAGGGACAAGACTTCATATCTTGAAGCGTGCGAGAAGGAAATATTCGGATTTTTCAACCAGCGCACCAATCAGGCTATTAACCGTCTTATATCGCTCAATTCCTCACTTACCTACTTGAATTTTGACGAAGTTTCCGCACAGATTGATTCTTTCGACTGCAAGTTTCCGGTGAAGGAAATTGCCGGATATACATTCGGAGTAATGCTTCCGTCTTCCCTTGGCATGGAAGAAGTCAAGGCCATTCAGAAGAAAGCAATCGACAAGGGGTATGCGATGATGCAGCAGTACGAGTTTGACGTCCAAGGTCAGAAAGATTCCATCATGCAGCTTCTTCCATCAAAGTACAATGAGCTTCTGGCAATTGAGAAGCAGAAGCAGGTGGATGCGGAAGCCGCAGCAGCACGTGAGGAAGAAATGAAGAGAAAAGAGCAGCAGGAGCGGGAAAGAAAAGAAGCTGAAAGAAAGGCCGAAGAAGAAAGGAAGAGACAGGAAGAAGAGCTTAAAAACAAACAGAGCAATGTGGAGAGTCTGTTTTCCGTATCTGCAGTAAGCGTATCATCACCGGCTAACAAGGTAAAGGTTAAAAAGCTTGTGAAGGTGTTGAATCCAAAGGGTTACGCTGATCTGTTCAACTACTGGTGGGTTGGTGAAGGACAGTATCTGTCACAGGAGGAACTTGAAAAAGTATTCAAGAAGCAGATTTCATACGCGGAAAAATCAGCCAACCGTCAGAATCCTGACTATATCAAGTCCGACAACTTGAAGTACATTGACGAAATTAAGGCAAAATGAATCCTGACAGCTACTACAACCGTAACGAGGTAAGCAATTCGGACCTTACGGAACTTAAGAATCTCCTTTATCCCCGGCTTCAGTTCGGGGATAAAGAGAAGATATTCGCTTTCGGCTCACTTGTGGATGCAATCATAACGGAGCCTGACAGAGTTAATTATTACCAGCTTACCGTTGATGATGTGAAGTATACGGAAGATGATTTTGCACTTGCAAGGGAAATGCACAAGTCGCTTCTGATGGAAGCCAGGAAAGATGAATTTCTTGATTACGTACTTAAAAACTCTGACACACAGAAGTTCATGGTAAAAGAAAGGGAGTTCGATTACACCGGATTCAAGTATCATCTTCCTACCCGGTGCAAATGGGACTGGTTCCTATCTTCGGTCGGCTTCGGGGGCGACCTTAAAACCACATTTGCAGTTTCTCAGGCTCAGTTTGACGAAGCAGTCGACTTCTTCGACTGGGACAGAAGCCGCGCATGGTATATGGATATTGCCGGTTCGAACAAAGACTTCATCTATGCCATCAGCAAGAAAAACTGCAAGGTGTTCAAGAAGTTCATTGAACGAGGTGATCAGGTATACAGACGTGGTTATGATAAGTACAACGAACTTGCCTTTAAATACTATCTGTTTGTCACATGAATATTCTATGTATAGTCACTGAAAACGGACTGGTTCCCAAATATGACAGCGACCGTGAGGAGTTCAGGAGCCTGAAAAGGAATACTGATGTTCTTGTAGAAGTTGGCCAGAAAAGGAACTACGAGTTTCATAAAAAGTTTTTCGCCCTTCTTAAGCTTACGTATGACAATTTTCCTGAATGGCTGGAAGATTCTCTTAACGTACATTCAGTCGAAGACTTGCGCACACGACTTAAGGTTGATTTAGGACTATATGAAGTATCTCACTACGGTAACCAGTCCGTGATTATACCTAAGTCAATCGCGTTCGACAAGATGGACGAAACTGAATTTGAGAAGTTCTACAGAAGTTCGGTAAACCACATACTTAAGAACTACCTGAAGGGCGTAAACAACGAACAAATAGAGGAGGAAATATGGAAATTCCTATAAAGCTCAACATAACACCATACGAATACCAGAAGGAAGGAATTATTAAAGGACTTGAACTTAAACGTCTTTTCTTGGGCGATGAACCAGGTCTGGGGAAAACCTGCCAGTCGATTGGCATCGTAAATACTGCAGGTGCCTACCCTTCCCTCGTAATCTGCCCTTCTTCACTGAAGATTAACTGGAAAAGGGAGTTCGAAAAGTTTGCAGGAGTTGAAGCACTTATACTTAACGACAGCGTAAAATCCACATGGGGTTATCTGTTACAAATGCGAACGGCAGACGTCTGCATCTGCAATTACGAAAGCCTGAGAAAGTTTTTCGTGTGGAAGTACAGGAAGGGTGACAGGCTTAAGGATATAGTGTTCAACCCTTTCATCAGCCTGTTCAAATCTGTTATCATTGACGAAAGCCACAGATGCAAGGACCCCGGGGCCCAGCAGTCCAAGTTCATTGCCGGAATAGCTCACGGTAAAAAGTACATCATGGAACTTACCGGTACTCCGGTAGTGAACCGACCGCGTGACCTTATATCACAGCTTGCCATAATGGACCGACTTAATGACTTCGGTGGAAATTCTTATTTCACAGCAAGATATGGTGACGGAGAAAACCTTGAAGAACTTTCTAAAAAGCTCTACGAAACATGTCTTATAAGGCGTGAGAAGAAGGACGTGCTTACACAGCTTCCAGACAAGACAAGGGTTGACATCTACATTGACATAGAGAAGGAATCTCCGAGAGATTATTACGAAGCCTACAAGATGGCCGAAGAAAACCTTAAGGAGTATCTTATTACATACAAGTCGTGCAGCGAAGGTCAGGCACGCGCCAAGATGCGTAATAAGGCACTCGTCCAGTTCATGGAGCTGAGAAGCATCGTTGCATTATGCAAGGTTAATCCAGTAATAGATTTCCTGAAAGACTTTATTGCTACCGGCAGAAAAATAGTCGTATTCTGCTCCTCACATTCTATCGTAGACAGTCTTAAATCGGCATTTCCTGATTCGGTTATGGTAACAGGCCGGCAGGATTTCATACAGAAGCAGGCTTCCGTTGACGTGTTCCAGAACAGGCCGGAGATTCAGATAATAATATGCTCCATCAAGGCGGCAGGAGTTGGAATAACTCTTACAGCTTCTTCCACCGTACTTTTCGTTGAACAGCCATGGACTTACGCGGATCTTGTACAATGCGAGGACCGGTGCCACCGTATCGGACAGAAAAATAATGTTACGGTATACAACGCACTCGGTCAGGGAAGTATAGACCATCGTATATACAACCTCATACAGAAAAAAAGAAGCATTGCCAATCAGATAACCGCGTCCTCTGACGACATACCGAAAGATGAATGTTACTTCGATGAACTTGTCAACTTGATTCTATATGATAAGCAGGAAGAGTCGTGCAGCGATACTTGAATGCCTTGAATACGTGATTTCCCTTTTCCCTGACAACAACAGGGGATATAATACTTCACGCACTTACAGAAAAGCATTGAAGGAATATATACGAGAAAACAAAATCGAACAAAATGAAAGAAAAGAGAACACCATTGCGGAGAAAATCTCCGCTTCGAATGGTAAAGATAAGGAAGGTAAGCAAAAAGCAGGAAGCACTTAACAATGAAATGAACAAGATAAAGAGGGAGCTTCCTGACAGATGCTGTATATGCGGAAGGCCGGCCGTTGATCCGGCACATCTTCTTCCACGTTCAATGTATCCTGAATACTATACGGCAAAATGGAATGTGGTTCCTATGTGCCGTGAACATCACCGTCTGTATGACAATGATATAGAATTCAGAAAGCAGCAGAAAAAATTGTACAAAATCGTGCTGGAGCATGACGAATGCGCGGCACACAGATATTTTAAATCATACGAATTATGAACATAACAAAAGCAATAGCTGAACAGGTTGCAACAAAAATGGTGAAACCTATAGCTGAACGTATCAGCAATGAACATGACATACTTAATGATATAGTGAAAGATATAGCAGTAAGAGGTATTCCTGAACAGGTATATGACACTTTCACTAAGTATCCAAGATTCTTTTATCAAACAAGGGCCGTATACATCGCAAACGGTTCACAGGTTACAAGGGTGGAAATTAAAGAATGGCTTCCTTACGGAAGTTCATGCGGAGGTGGATTGAATGTTCCGTGTACTGCAGAAGAATCAGAAAAGGTTTCAGTGCTACAGGAAAGGATAGAGGAACTTAGGGATGAAAAGAGCAGGACATACAATTCTATAGTGAACACTCTCCTATCTCTAAGGAATTCAAAGAAAGTTAAGGAAGCATTTCCCGAAGCATACGAATACATAAAGGGATATGAAGATAAAACTACAACAGAAGTGGCACTTCCTGTTGAAACCATAATGAATACAATCAATAAATACAGAAAGGAGTAAGCTATGGCAAAGAAAAAAAACGTAGTGAAGGTTGAGACAAGAAAGGACGAAGTAAGATATGTAACAAGCGACATAAAAAAAATGCTTGGAAAGTTCCTGGTAAAATCACTGAAAAGAACATGGAGTGAAGCGTTTGCAAATCATGATACAGGAGAGGTTGTAAACATTGATCGTAACGAAATAATCTTTGATGCAGGTACCTATTTGGGGCAGGATGAAATATCTAAAATCAACTTTTATATGCAGGAAGGATCCATTCAGGAAGTTGAAGTATCAAATCAGAGACGAATGGCGTTCGAAATGACAACTGACAAATTTATTCCGTACATGGCACAAGTATTATGTGACATGAAAAAAAAGAAGTTCCTGCTTAAAGCACAGTCTATAGACCAGGCAAGGGAAATCGTTAAGGACTTCACGGAACTCAATTTCAAGGGAAGTTTCAGGATAACCCAGATTAAGGAGTTTGATTATTGCATAATTCTTGTTGACAAGTTATCAACTACCCCTCTTGATGAACTCGGAAAGCTTGTTATGGAGAATTCAGAACTATATTCTGACGAGGAAATCAAGAAGATATGCGGAGAGGACAAGGCCGACATTCCTGAATCCAAATTCTACAACATTGACGCACGAATCATTTTTACTACAGAAGGAAAGGATGAAGAAAAGGAGGAAACTAACAGGCAGTTCGTCGTACAGACTTATACTGCAGAACGCGCGATAATGCTTATCAACAGATACCTGAATGACGAGCAGGACAAGCTCGAAGAAGAATGCAAGGAGAAAAACAGAGGTTTTGACAGGAAGATTATCCATGCGTCTATAGAACAGTCAACCATCATACCGATTAGCCAGTACATACCTAAAGAATTCAGCTTAGCCTATGCCACAGAAGAATAGAATCAGTATTTCGGACCTTCTCAAAATAAAGAAGAATACCTGTAAAAAGACGCATGATGATGAAGAACACCGTCTTCAATGTGCGTGCGTTAAATGGTTCAGGATGCAGTATCCTTCCATAAGCTATGTGCTTTTTGCAATTCCAAACGCTGCAAGAAGATCTGCAAGGAATGGCGCGTACATGAAGGATGAAGGTATGCTCCCGGGCGTGTCAGACCTGATTCTTCTCAAGAGCAACCGTCATTACGGTGCACTTTGCATCGAAATGAAAACACGTTCCGGTAGGCAGAGTGATTCTCAGAAGAAATGGGAACAGGAAGCTGTAAAGAACGGAAGCAAATATATAGTCTGCCGTTCATTTGAAGAATTCAAGGATGCGGTTAACGAATATATAAGAGATATGACATGAAACGAAACTCGTTCTTGCTGTATACGGATTCAATGGACATAATAAGTGAGTTGTCAGACGCACAGGCAGGAAAACTTCTAAGGGCAATGGTACTATATCAGAAACACCTTGACGATCCTACCAATATGGAATACGAAGAGTTTGTTTCTGACAGTATCGTCAAGATTGCATTTTCTCCTGTAAAGAATCAGTTTGACCGCGATTATGAGAAGTACAAGGATGTGTGCAGCAAAAGGGCTAATGCCGGAAGGAAGGGAGGTCTGAGCAAGTCTTTAAGGGTATCTGCCATTAAGGCGGAACCCTTATCTCCTGTAAAGACATTAATTGACATTGAAAAAGAACTTATGTCTGATGAATTATGGAAAGAGCAGATGTGCAGGCAGTCCGGAATAGGTGCCGTAAACTTCATGAAGATAATTCAGGAACAGATTAAAAAGTTCTTCGAGTACATAAGTGCAACCTGCTCGGAAAAAACGGTACTCACAAAAGATGATGCCAAAAGACGCTTTTTCTGGTGGTGGACAAACACAGGCGTTGATGCCTACAATAAATGCAGAGACAATGGAAAACAACGTACAACAGATAAAAACTCAGTTAAAAGCAAGCCAGATATACAATCTCGTAAATCGGATGAAGAAAGATATACAGGAAGTTTCTGAATTCGACCTGACAGATTATGATGAATTTGACCGGCACTGTTACATGATAGAGCAGATAGGTTCCGCATATATGGAAAGAGAGTTCAGGGAGTTTGTTGTTGACGAATATAACCGTGACGTAATAAGGTTTCTGGTATACTACTTCAACAACTGCAAGCTTGCTGAGAATATATTCCCGGGTAAAGACTATAAGGTACATAAAAACCTTATGATACTCGGAGTTCCTGGTACCGGAAAGACGCTTTTAATGCAAGTGTTTTCTGAATATCTGAAACTTACTAACAACCCTAACATGTTCTTTAATCTTTCCGTAACACAGATGATGAACTACTACAAGATTAACGGACATATAGACCGGTACACCTACAATGAGGAAGGAGGAAAGGGAATAGATGGAATGCCGTTTAATATCTGTATCAACGATATTGGCCTTGAAACTGAGAATCAGAAAAGTTACGGTACATCGCTTGACAGCGTGATAGATGAATTCCTGTATGCAAGGTATGAGATATATCAGTCACACTTCAAGAAGTACCACATAACCAGCAATCTTGATCTTGATGAGTTCAAGGAAAGGTTCGGAGACCGTCTTATAGACCGGTTCAAGAGTTTTAACGTAATACCGCTCTTGGGAGGGAGCAGAAGAAAATGATTAAAAGTACTGAATATCCTATGAATATAGGAGGAAGAGGATACCAGAAGGAATACAAGGGATTTGACATCGCGGTAATCATCAAAAAAGGAGAAGGAGTCCGGATATTCATTATGAAAAAAGATGGTGGTATTTTCCATCAGGATAAGAAGAAGTATGCAGAAGTGAACGAATGTTTCTCTAATGCTGAGAAAATCATTGACAACGCTGTTCAGGCTTCAAGCATTATCGAGCAGTCGAAGGTTAAGGACGAATCAGAAAAGATGAAAGACAAATGCTATTCAGCCTGCATGTCTGCATTTGCTAATGCACTTACTTTTTCGAAAGGTGACAACTCCAGAATAAGATATTTCTTTGAATACGAACTCCAAAAACAATTTGACAAGATATGAATGCAGTAGATGAATTGCTTTTATTTATTGGAAGTAGACTGGCCTATGGGCTTATGGTTTTTTCAGAAGAATACGGATTGCTTTCTCTTGAAAGCGTTTCTCGTGACGGAATGGTAGAACTGAAAGGAATTTCACGAGAATCTATTTATCTTCCATTTTTTAAAGTCAAGCCGGTACTTTACCCGAACCCTTCTTTTGTCCCACTAAATCCTCCTGTTGTAAACAATGAAGGAAATGTTATATGTGAAATGAATTTCGGTCCGGCACAGTTCAGCGATATTCTTTCTCTTATACAAAAAGGGAAAGCGGTTTCAGTTTATGACCTTCCTTACAACCCTTACATTAATGGAAAAGATAAGAGTCTTTGAAGCATTTGCCGGTTATGGAAGTCAGTCTATGGCATTGAAAAGACTTGGAATAGACTTTGAGGTGGTCGGAATAAGCGAGATAGACAAGTACGCTATTCAGGCTTATATGGCCGTGCATGGCGAAACTCCTAATTATGGCGACATATCAAAGATAGACTGGAGCAGTGTTCCTGATTTCGATTTTCTGACATATTCATTCTCATGCACGGATATAAGCAATGCAGGTAAAAGAAAAGGGCTTGCAGAGGGTAGCGGAACAAGAAGTAGTCTAATCTGGGAATGCCGTAAAGCTATAGAATCTAAACGTCCAAAGTATCTTCTAATGGAAAATGTTAAGAACCTTGTTTCTAAAAGTTTTATTCCATACCTGAAAGAATGGCTCATATTTCTTTATAGACAGGGATACAGCAATTACACAAAAGTTCTCAACGCAAAGGACTTCGGAGTACCGCAAAACAGGGAACGTGTCTTTATGGTTTCGATATTAGGAGATGCTTCGTTTTATTTTCCTAAACCTTTCACTCTTAAAAAAAGGCTGAAAGATGTTCTTGAAAAAGATGTAGATGAAAGTTTCTATTTGAGCACAAGGCTTATTAATACTTTTATTAGAAGAACTGTTGAAGCAAAAAATAAAGGTAATGGATTTGCTTTTATAATTCGTGATGGAAATGATATAGCTGCAGTAATAAAATGCAGGTCCGGTTCTCAGATTGAAGATAATTTTATAAGAGAAAAAAATAATTCAGGTTACCGTGTTAGAAGGATTACTCCTAAAGAATGCTTCCGACTTATGGGAGTTTCAGAAGAAGATATAGATAAAATTCAGTCTTCAGGTATAAGCAATACTCAGCAGTATAAGATGGCCGGTAATAGTATTGTGGTAGATGTTCTTTACCACATTTTCAGAAAGATGTTTGTAGATAAAAAAGATGAAAATAAACAATTAAGCCTTTTTTGATTATGCCAATAAGCAAAGTTTATAATATGGATTGCATGGATTATATGAAATCCATTCCTGACAAGTTCTTTGAACTTGCTATAGTTGATCCACCGTATGGTCTCGATAAAAAAAGTACCCACGGAAGAGGTAAACTTAAAAACAGGTGTCTAAACAGGGGAAATATTCAGAGATGGGATATCCGTCCTACAAAGGAATACTTTGATGAATTGTTTCGTGTCAGCAAAAATCAGATTATATGGGGAGGTAATTACTTTCCTCTTCCTCCAACAAGATGTTTTGTATGTTGGGACAAAAAGCAGGTATGGGAGAATTTTTCACAATGTGAATTTGCTTGGACTTCTTTTGATAAACCAGCTAAGCATGTAAGTATTTCGAATAAGGGAGGTAAAGCTGACAAGGGTAAATTTCATCCCACACAAAAGCCAATCGACCTGTATGCTTATCTTTTACGAACATTTGCAAAACCTGGTTATAAGATTCTTGACACTCACCTGGGAAGTGGAAGTAGCAGGATAGCAGCTTATAAGATGGGATTTGATTTTTTTGCCACAGAAATAGACAAAGATTATTTTGATGCGCAGGAAAAAAGATTTCGTGAAGAGTGCATGAATGAATATGAAACAGCTTCTGGAACAATAACACAACAAACTTTATTCTAAAATCCACTTTACCTAAACTTTACGTAAAATGATACCACCTGGATTTTTATTAGCATTAGAATCATTATCACAGTTACACAACAAACTTAAAGGAGGAATATTCAATATGGAAAATGAAAAGGAAACGAGAACAGTTACAATTCCGCTGTCTGAGTTCGAAGAAATGAGAAGCAAGGCAGCACAATATACTGCATTAAGGAATACTTTACGATTCGAAGTAGAAATGGAATATAAAAATGAAATGAAATCCATAAGCGAATTGTATGACAAATATTATGAGAAGTATTCCGAAAGCGACAAAAGAGTAAAGGAACTTGAATCAGAAATAGAGGATTTAAAGTGTGAGTTAGAAAGATGTAAATCCCGTAAACGATGGAAGATATGGAAGAGATAAGACACAGCCTTACAAACGACAAGCTGGAAGAATTATACAGAAAGCTTGATAACTTCATATCTGATTTAACCTGGGAAGAAGTTCAGGAACATCTACCTGCACTTAATGAAGTTAAGACTATGATTCACCAGAGAATTAATGAGAACAACGATAAAAATAAATAGAAATGAAAAAAGTTTATATCACAAAGTATGCTTTATCAAGAGGAATTTTAGAAAAGGAAGCAAAAATATCCGATTTTGGATGTGGCCGTTTAAGGGCTTTTTGTAATGGAGATTATTCGTCTTACGGAATTGGTTCGGAAGCATTTTTCGAAAAAGAAGATGCTATAAAGAACTCAGAGGAAAGACGAAAAAAAAAGATTGAAAGCCTGAAAAAGAAAATCAATAAATTATGCGAATCAGCAGTTGAAAACATCTTCTGA